GCAATGCTTGCAAGTGCTACGCCCATAATGGTAAAGAACTCGGGATTGTCTTGGGCCCATTTTGCAAACTTGTTGACCAGTGGAAGCACCGCGTCAAGTACCGGAATGAGGGCTGCGCCGATGCCTTCTTTAAGTTCGGCAATACCAAGAGTGAATTGGGCTAGTTGTCCTTCGGTTGTTTCGCCTGCTGCCTTACCAAAGCCGCCAAAATTTTCCGTTAGTTTCTCGGTGATAGCACCAAAGTCTTTAGATTTGATAAGGCTTTGATCAAGTCCAAGTCCTAGTTTGCCAAGGGCATTGGTGTTGCCGTCATATCCTTTGGCCAAGGCGGCGGTAACTGTCTCGAGGCTTTTGCCTGAACCTTTTGATATGTCAACGGCAAGGGCTAATAGTTCCTGAGCCTTTGTGACATCTCCGGTACTGCGCGACAGTCGGGCCATGGCCGGGCGCAGTTCGTCGTCGGCAGTATTGGTTGACAGCATTAATGTGTCAATGAAGTTCCCGTTGGCTTTAATTGCGGCGTCAGTTGCCGTGGTTGATTTGCCAAGGGCGATGGCTAGAAGGTTGGCGGCTGCCTGGTCTTCCATGGCTGCTTTGGTGCAGTCAACAAGTCCTGCCGCTAACGCTGCAATGGCAATACCTGCGGGGACGGCTGCCTTCTTGATTGCGAACTGGGCCTTCTCGCCGTTGGTCTCGAGATTCTTAAATTCCTTGACGGCGGAGGAGATTCCCTTGCCGTCAAATGAGGTCACGATTGGGATTGAAAGGGACATTACTTAAGTTCCTTTTCTACAAGTGCCACTACGGCGTTGGTTGCGTTAAGCATTTCGCGTTCAATTTGTTTGCGTTTGCGAAACACGGCTGGGCCCAGGTTGCGTGTGTGGTTTGCCTTGGGCACTGACCCAAGACTGTCGCTCAGTTTGTTTTGGTTTGCGCGTCCAGCAGATTCCCAAATGGCAGCGCCCGCGTTCATTTGTGCAATGTAGATCAGCGAGGTTGCTTCTCGAGATGCGTCAACCTTTAATTTGACCCCGGCGATTGCTTTGGATACGGAGAATGGAAACTTCTTGGAACCGCTTTGTGTCCAGTTGCGGGCCATGCCGGACAGGTACTCGCGCTGGTATCCAGCCTGGACTTCCTGAATTGCTGGTTGTGCAATGCGGGTAGCGTCGGCTGTGAACTGTTTGCGGATAGCGTCACGAACACCGACAACTTCAATGGATGTGTTGGTTGTCATCGTCTGCTTCTTTGTGCTTTCTCTTGTTCGTTTAGGACATCAACAACCGTGAACAGGTCATCAGTGTCAAATGGAATTTCAGGAACCCAGTATCCAGTAGCGACAAGGACCTCCGCTAAAGAGCGTCGGAAACTGCCGCTTCTGTAAAACTTGGGGCATCCTCTGACACCACATCTATTGACTTGGTTTTCTTTATGAACTCATCAAAAGCCAAGGGAACCGTTACGCCCGCGACCTTTGAACTTTCGTAAGCAAAGAAAGCCAGGTCCTCCGCGCCGATTCCGTTGGCAAGACTTGATGCTTGCTTCTTAAATTTGCGTTCCCATGCAACGACTACGAAAAGGTTTGTTTCGCATTCATAGCCGTCGCCTTGGACTGGTGTTACTTGAAGTCTTATTTTCATTTTTTCCTTTGGTTGTTTTGGTTATTGATTAGGTCTAGACGATGTCTCGTACCCAGGTGCCGTTAGAGAAACTTACCGAGGCTACGGCAAGGGTCCCGATAGACGACATGATCACCGGGGCTGCATCCAAGGTACAATTCGTAATGATGAACTCGGGATTGCTGGCTGATTCTGTGGTTCCCGATGGTGACACGGTGATTGTGCATCCACCAGCAGACACGATTGCGCTGAGGAGTGTTTCAATTTCACCAACGCCATAGGAAAGGTACAGGTCCAGGTTGACCGCCACGGTCTGAAGGCCCTTGGTTGCCTGTCGGCCGGTGTCGGCTAGCGAGGTGCTCTCAAGCAACTCAAAGCCCAGCATTACTTCACATTTAGAAAGTTGATCGCTGACATCAATTGCTGAGCCGCCGGTTGGTGTAATGTTGCAGGTTGCGCCTGACAGGAATGTTGTTGTTGCCATGGTGGCTCCTTAGTTTCTCCGTACCGCTATTGCAACGGTGAGGTCGTATGTGGGTATGTCTTGCCCGCCGTAGTTTGCATTACCCGGGCGGGCATCTGTTACTGCGATGGGCGAGTTCATTATTGTGTCAACGATTGTCATTAGGTAGTCTCCGGCGTCGCTGTTAGCAGGTGGTGCGGCAAGAATGCGGACTGGTATGCGGAAGTCTCCGACATTGTAAGTAAATGATGTCATTACCGGGAGTTCAATCATTACTGACATTGGGCGCGCATTGCGCGGGTCTGTGACGGGTTTGAGACCGAGGGCGGTTAGTTGTGTTTTGATTGCGTTGACTGCGTCGGCAAGGATTCCGGTGGCGGCCATTATGCGACCTGTGGCCTTCCGCAGCCAAGGAGTGCCATGATTTGGCCAAGTGACATGGTGGGGGTGCCCATGTTCATTGACTCAAAACTTGAAAAGCCATCTACGGCTCCTCTTGATCTGTACTGGATTGCGGCGTACTGAATGGTCCCCAGTTTTGCTGCGCCGTCGGGTGCGCTACTTAAGGAGTCGGTGTAACCGGCCTCGCGACGCTTGCGAAATGCCCAGGAGTTTGCAGCCGATACACAGACGGCGATGAAGGCCGTGTCGTTGGCCGTTGCGACCTCTATGCCAAGCCAACTGGTGACATCGGCGCTTGTGACCCATTGCGGGCTGGGGGTGAAAGCGACAGTGCCGCTGGCAATACTTCGCGCAAGGTCATCACCTGCGCTGACATATATAAATTGGTTTTCCATGATGGTGTCATAGTCAAAAACTAAGTCACCTTCTTCGGATACGCCCATAAACAAGTAAGGCTCGGTAGAAATAACAGTGTGGGTGCCGTTGAAGTTGTGGGCTGCGCCTGCTACAACTACCGAGTCTTGACTTTGAATGTCTGTGTCAACAAAAGTCTGCAAGATGGCATAGTCCTCTAGTCGCGTGTGAAATGCGAGGTTAAAGGTAGCCATGGTCTTGCAGTCTTTCTAGTTCGTCTTTATCAGACGAATGCAGCCTTGACAAACTTGCTTGAGTCAATCATGAGCGTTGCAAGATAGCCCCTGAAGGCTATTGTGCGGGACATCGTAGATGGTACGTCAATGGACAACGCGCCCTTCTGTTGCTCGAAGATTTCGTAGCCAGATGCATCGCCAAGAATGATTGTGGCTGCAGCAAAGTTGCGATCAACAACAACTGAAAGACCAAATGCATTTCCAGCAGGTTGTCCTGGAGCCAAGTTACCAAATGCGTTCATTGGTCCGATTTGTGGGAACAACGGACGCTTTGACGAATCGCTGAGGCTGAGTAAGTCCCCCCAGATGTCTGGTGAAAGGAACAAATGTGTCGGCAAGTTACCGTTAGACGATGACAAGATTGTTGTTGCTGCACCTGCTACCCATGCTGCCCAAACGCTTGGGTCATCCAAGTCTGCAGCGGTAAAGTTACGAGTAACTGTTGTGCCGGTCTTGAGGTTGTCTGCAGCCACATTGTCTGTTTCGTTTGCATAGATACGAGCCATGTCGTCAAGTACAAGTCCGATAATTTCGGGCTGGCTCCAGTCAATTGACTGTTCGGAGAGGGTCACGAATCCACCGTAACTACCCTTAGTAACTTGGTTGTCTGTGACAACAAAAGTTCCTTGAGTAAGCGCGGTGTTTTCAGTTGCCTGGTTGCCAATGCTTGTGTGCGTTGTTACCTCGGGGCGGATGAACACCTTGCCACCTTGTGGCATTGCCTTTGCACCGATTGCATCAATGACCGGACGACGACCAATGAAGTTGTTATATACGGGCTGGACGATTGGCAATGGAAGGACACCAGGAATATCTGATGTGATCACATTCGGAGCGGCGGCGCGTAAGCCTTCGCTCATTTCGCGCCACTTGTCTCCACCGACAAAAGCGGCTGAAATGTATTCTGCTGCGGATGGCATGATGAATTCACGCTTGGCCGTTGCATAGATTGGGGTTGTTGGGATGATTGAAGCCTCAACCTCAACCACTGGGTTTTCTTGTGTAGCCACTTCGGGTTCCTCCTCGGAATCTATTGGGGTGGGTTCGGTTGCATCTTCTTCTGGTTCTGATGCAGCGATTTCTGTGATGACAGCATCCTTGAACGCTGGCTGTGCGACCAAACTGATCTCCACGAGATCAGCCTTGGACACGACCATGACGCCATTCTTGTCATACTTAAATTTTGTAGGTACGGCCCCGACGCTGACTGAGTCGTAAGCGCCTGCCTTAACGAGTTCAATAGCATCGGCGGCCGCGCCTGTCTTTGCAAAGGTGGCGGTAAAGCCGAGGCCTTCGGGCATGTCGGCAAGGGAACTAACTACTCCTCGTAATGCGCTCATGTCATGATTCTCGAGCAACTTTGGTGCTTTCATGTTTAGGTCAAAAGCGCCACGCTGGAAAGACACTTTGGTTCCGTCCATTACTTGTGCGGACACTGGAAACCAGGGGACTGCTATGCCGGTAATTGTTTTGGGCGCGTCATCGCTGGCGGCCGCATCAATTGTGATAGGGACATTAACGAAATGAATCATGAGTTGCTTTCTGTTGGGGTTTCAATGTAGGGCTCAACCATAATCTCATCGTGCATCTCTTCTGCGAGGTAACCCGCAACATCAAATTCAACATAGCGATTACGAGGCAAAACATTTGAGGCACTGAGAACCTGCTGCAGGCATTCAATAAATGGCTTGGCCCCATACAGATATAACTGACGGTTGCTGTCTTGCACATTGGTATAGGTCAAGCCTGAACCTTCCTGAGGTGCTGAAACTAAGTAAGCGGGGATGTTGGAAACTCTTGCAATCTCAAGTGATTGGTACTTGCGCTGTTCGGCAACGACCTCAGCCGGTGACACCGAGAATTCCTTGAATTCTGCATAATCGTTAAGTGCGCCAATGGCATTTTGGCGGCGTGCAGATGACCAGGCTGCAGCAAGTTCGCTTAGTTGGTCGCTGTCCATAGTCTCTCCGCCTTTTTGCTGAAGATAACCGGGGACAGTTTCAAGCGTCGCATATCGGTCGGCTGCCTGATCTAGGTGAGTTGCAATGGACAACGCTCGAGCACCCTGGTACAAAAGTCCCTGGATAGGCGAGAGGAATTGGATGACATCATTACTGTCTCCAATTTCAACACCATTGAATTGCACAACATCTGACGGACCAAACCATTGTGGACCTGTTTGATTTGGTGTTGTTACCATTGCTGCCGGAAGCCATGTGAACGATGCTGGGAGTCCGGTAGAATACCTGGAGGTCACAAAGGCGAAGGCGCGGCCGTGGAAGAATAGGTCCGAGAAGATATTTGAGTAGAAGAAGTTACGGGTTACCTTTGGGTCAGGTTGTTCCATCCATGGTTCAAGCGGTAGGTAGATTTTTTCGTAGCGTTCGCCGGTCCACTGCTTTGAATAGTGTCGCATCTCAAGGCAGCCAATCATGGAGGCCAGTAAGTCCTTGGACCGGGAAACTGTTGGGTTTTGCAATGCTCGCTGTTCGGCAGCGCCTGTGCTATATGCAAGGAAGTCGTTGATCTGTGCTGCACCTGCACCCGCAGCGGCCGTTAATGGGGCCGAGGACATTTGCGCTGTAGTTACTTTTGGAGTGAAGAATCCCACGGGCGGAGTATTCCACAAACTTGTTGCAAATGCAACTACCTTGCTGAACCCATCATTGCCCGACCTGATTGCCCGGGTCTAGACACCAAGGAAGCGGCGGCAACAAGGCACCGAGCGCACTCAATTGGTCCGGGAGACTTTTGGCTGGACAACACGACTGCCCCGTTGGCTCTGACCAGGGTTGCCCTGTTGACATGTTCGGCCAGCATTTCTTCTCCGGTGTGCAGGAGGCGTCCCTCGTTGATCATGGACTTAACAAGGCCTGTGTATTTGATCATCTCGGCATAACCCCACAACGATCTGCGACGGATTAGCGGTTCCGGGGTGTGCAGGTCCAGCGTCGGGGTAATCGCCAGTTTGAGTTTGGGGTTGGCTTCCATTAGTTCCTCAATATGCCGCCACATGCTGCGGTTGGTTTCGCATGTAAATGCAACGCTGGCGACAATGTCCCCGTCACTGTTTAGTCCGCACATAATCCCCACATATTTTGAGTCGTCCACAGAACTATCCACAGCCAAGACACAATTGCCCTCATCCAGGGTCTGATTTGTGGTATAACGCTTTGCCCACTCGCCGGGATTAATCCAACTGTTGGCTGCCGCTACCCAAAGATTGCAGTGGGCCCTTAGGTACTGGGAACGGTCCGGCGCTGCCGCCGCGCTTTCCAAACCCTTCATGGTGATTGTCCTACCAAGGCTGGGGTTGGCGTAGCCCCAATATGTCTGATCATCGGGTGACACGCCGCTAGGCAAACTCCACTCGGCCATGAACAAATCAGACCGGATGCCGGAGTCAATAACACCGAGGGCTTGTTCCCTTAATTTGAGGAACGCTCGAGATGACTCGTCCCCAGCAGTTGACACCAGGAAGGCAAGCGGGGAGGGTACAGCAATCTGCGAAGGTTTTAAAGCACCGAAGTAGGTTGCCTCACTAATTGCCCACAGTTCGTCCACAATCAGTATGTCCCATGTCCCACCATGCTTTTTGCCTGTGGCGCTGTTGACCTTATACACAGACCCGTCAATCATCTTGACCTGGTGGCGGCCGTAAGCCCAAGTTACTTTTGCTAGATCAGACTCCTCCAACAATTCAAAGACCTCGCGCAAATCCTCAAACACCTCGGTAGCCAAAGCCAACTCGTGGGCCGTGGACATAATGCGAACAGGCCTACCCCAAATCCTAGGTAGTTCCATTAAACAGAAACCAACAAGCGCAGAAAGCATTGTTG